GCACTGAACACATTGTCAGTGGGATCACCACGCATGCACTTTTCAAACAGGATCCATTTAGGATCAGGTATCACTTTAGGTTCCTTGGTCTTCTTGTCAATAACCAGCTTGCCTTTCTTGTCCAGGATGCCTTTTAGTGTGTGGAGCTCATCGCTGATACCATTGTACTGATTCACATTTTCTGCCAGTAACTGGTAGAAGTCTGTGTCTGAGCTTACGATTGTGTGATGATCGCTTGGGTGGCTCTGTATCCAACCTGCCACTAGATCATCTGCTTCTAGGTTCTCGTGGCGCAGTACTGTGCAGTTGCTTTTTTCTACAAAGAATGTTTTAAGATCATCAAACGCTTCCCAGAACAGTCTATCTTCTTCTTGTTCGGATTCTGTGAGCGCGGCACGTGCCACAGCACGATTGGCCTTGTAGGGTTTGTAGAAGTCCTTGCGCCAGCTACGACCTTCTAAACAGATAACCACATGATCTGCTTTCTGGTCGCGCCAGGCTTTGTATATGCTGGCAAGTGTTACATGGATAGCAAAGCCCACTCGTTCTTCGGACGTTGCCGCTCTATGAGCACTGTGCCTAGCACGGAAAAATGTATTTGCGGTATCGACGATTAGATAGTTCATAGAGTAATAATAGCATATTATTTACCCCGTGTCAACCACCTTTGTGAGCCGGATTTGGAAATTCTAGCTCAAAAACATGAAAAGTATTAGGAGGGTTGGCCTTGTCCGAAAGTATAGCAACTGTTCGAGCTTGTTCAGCTTGATCGCGAGTGGCATAGATTCCCGATCCTAGTGATGGAGAAGTTGACACCCCAGCCGGCATAAAATACATGCTGGATGCGCTCTGTTGCATCAGCAGGTACATGGCCAAGTATTCGGGCGGGTCTAACGGTTTCATTTATTTTATCGTTTATTTAGAATTTTGGATTAATATACCATTCTTCAGTATAACCATCACGTAACCAAAAACGACTGCGATCAATTCGGATAAGTTTATCTTTGTATTCGTTTTTAATCACACTACGAACCACGTGTTGCATAACACCATTAT